ATCTTTATAATATTTGTTAGTATAGGTATATAAGTCCTCGAAAAGTATATCATTCATAATAAATATTTATATGAGTAAGTTCGAAAAAAAGTTTTTTTCTTTATTAAATGAGCAAGAAGATATAGATGCTTTAAATGCAGGCCCAGAAGATGACGCTGAAGCCTTCCAAGGTTCATTAGACGAACCAGAAAATAGTAGAGATTTTGAAGAGGTAGAAGAGCCTAATGTAAATTATGCAGAAGATCTTAATACCTTAAAAGGTTGGATTTCTGCTATTGATGAATTCAAAAATTATATTAACGGCGCCGAAGGTAGTATTTTAGGTAAACTAAAAGCTGAAGCTAAAGTGGGTACCTTATTTGATGATATTAGCGATGCTACCAAAGCAGAAGTATTAGATATCGCTGAAAGACTCGCATCCTTAAACGAACAATTAAAGAACTTATATACAGAAAAGCATAAATAATTTATTATGGGAACATGTAATCAATCAAACTCTTGTTGTTGTACAAGCTCAAGCAGCTCTCAGAAATGTACAACAGATAACAATTCTACCCCAAGCAATGTAGGTATAGGAAGCAGCTCTTCGTGTTGTAGCTGTAATTATTCTTCCTCGAGCTCTACTTGTTGTAGTAGCCAACCTTCTTCTTGCTCTGTAGGAGCAGGTAGTACTAGCTCTACAACATGTGATTCTGGATATTGCTGTAATATTACACCAGATACCATTAAAAAAGCTCCAGCGCCAAAGCCTTCTAAAAAGCGTGAGACTCAATGCGGTCCTACTCAAGACTCTGGTTTCTGTAATAACGATGGAGCTTTTAGAAGAAGAGTGTTAGGTAGATAAGTTAAGCTTAATTATACCTTCAACTCCTTTATACGTATTACTCAGAATAAAAGGCGAGGTGATTTCATCTCGCCTTCCTTTTATACATATATCATTGAAGTCTTTGAACATTTTTAATTCTTTGGGCCAAATAAAACAACTGTGACCTTCTTTCAAAAGAATTAAAGTTTTTTCTTTAGCTGACTCATCTATAAATTGATTATCTAATACCCATACTTTATCGTAAAAAGGATATCTATTTATCTGAGATTGTTGATATGGTGTAAAAGTGTTTTTAGATGTACTTTGTATACCACCTATAGCGACTCCGTTCCGCACAAAAAAAGAATCTATAGGTCCTTCAAATATAAAAATGTTATTGCTTACAGGAGATATATTATCAAAGTTGAATACCGACTTTTCTGTATTAAGCTTAGAGAGATATTTAGGCTTTTTATCACCAGATAGTAGCTTTCTACTTTGATAAAAAACGATTTCATTATCTTCATAAAATGGTATAATTATTCTTTCTTTATGAATACGATCATCCATACAGTACCATAATGATCTAGGCCTGTTTATCGCTGTATCTAAACGACGCTCTCTAATGTAATTATAAGCATTTAATACCTTTTTATTATTTGAATAAAACGCTGTCTGAGCTTTGTCAAATAAGTTGACACAATCACCGGGTAATGAATCTTCATTTACTTCTTTTTCGATTTCTACATCTGTAGGCACAAATTCATGTTCAATATTTTTAGCTTCTCTCAAAATATCAAACTGACTAATACCTTCTACTTCTGAAATCCATTTGAGAGGTGAGCTTGACCACCCGCAATTGTGACAGAATATACTACTATCTTTTACAATATAGTAAAGCCTGCGTTTTCGGCCCCAGGAGTTACCCTCCCTACATAAAGGGCAACCACCTTCGTAAACGTTGGTGGTTTTTTTGTAGCGAGGATAACCCGCGTGTTCATAGAATTTTTCTATGATATAGCTATCTGGTATTACTTTATCCAGCATTAGTTTTTCGAGTCTCTACGACTATTTTAGTAATAAATCTACCCGTGTCAGGACAGATATAATGAGCTTCAGTTCGAATCTCATCTCCAACTCTTACTTCTCTAAACTGAGGTCTAATAGTGGCTCCTGTGAACGGTGATTGTATATTTTTAGGTTGATTTAACATTATTATATCTTTCTTTTATATTATTTACACAGTTTAATAAACTATTCTTCTTAGGCACAAAAGTTTGCGACCAGTCAGATGGTTTTTTATTGATAGATTCAAATCCAAGACTCTTACATCTATCTAAAAAATTATCAAATTTAACATTACGTTTATCTTTAGTTTGATAATACTGTGCTCTATAAGTTACTGTTTCCTCCTCATAATAACCATAACCATATTTTAAGTCCATAAGAAAAATATTTGTTGTTACAATACTTTTTTGACTCTCTGTTAAGTCTACATTATCGAGATTATAGTCCCAGTTCTTTGTCAACTTTAAATAGGTCTTTAAACCTACTTTAGGTATACCAGGTATGTTGTCAGATTTATCTCCAGTAAAACATCTAAAAAAGAAATAATCTTTAGGGGTATCTACGCTTGTATGTTCCTTAAAATTATCTTTATTAATAATTTTTTTAGTATTGGTATTATAGATTTCAATCTCATCATTAATTAACTGAAGCATATCTTTATCAGTTGTAATAATAATCTTTTCTCCATCTATAGTTTCAGAAAGCCATGATATTGCATCATCAGCTTCCATACGATGTGGATAAAAATTGTGAACCCCTAGAGTATCTAAAATCTGGATAATATCATCAAGATTATCGAAAACGTTTTCAAATTTCTCGTTATCTCTACCACCCTTGTACTCAGTGTTACATAGTTCAGATCTAAAATTACCTAGAGGGTAGGCAAGTCTTTTATCCCAAACACAATAAATTTTATCCCAAGGAGCAAACTTATCTGCATAAGATTTTAGAGCTCTAAGAAAAATATAAGTAGCTGCAGTTGTACCTGGGCTGTTATTTTTTGCCTTATAATTAGCAGCCCAGAATGTTCTATACAAGAGGTTGTTTCCGTCAATCAGTAGAGTTTTCATTTTCCCACCAGCGTTGATTATCTTTATACCACATTATAGTGTATTCTAAATCCTTTTCAAATGTTTTATGTATATGGGGTAATTCTGGCTGATGTTGCCTAGATCTATCTATCATGAATCTAGTTTTATTTCCGTTTAATCTGTATCTAAGGTCATGCCCTTTACGATCTTCTACGTACTCAATTAGATTGTTTGGTTCTTCTTTTGTCAAAATCTCTATAATCTTATGGATTATATTTAAATTAGTTAATTCGTTTGGAATTATCAAATGATCCCAATCTCTATAAGAAGGAGCTATATTGTATATTTCACCAGCTTCTCCATATAGCATAATATCAAATACTTGCGCGCAATGATCTTTGACAAATATCCATTGCCTTCTGTTAACACCATTACCATATACTGGTATCTTTTTATCGCTAAGGATAGATTTTACTACAACTGGTATTAACTTTTCTGGATATTGTCTAGGACCGAAATTATTACAACACCTAGTAACAATAACATCTTTACCGTGAGTTTTATGCATGGATAAGGCGATGAGATCAGCACTAGCTTTTGTAGATGAATATACTGAAGATGGAAATAAAGTATCAAACTCATCACTAGGTGCGTCATTAATATCTAAGCTACCATAAACTTCATCTGTACCTATTTGTATGAATCTCGTTTTAGCTGAAACCTGTTTGAGAAGATTATACATACCATTGACGTTAGTTTTTACAAACTCATCGCCTGATGAAATACTTCTATCTACATGAGATTGAGCAGCAAAATTTACGATATAATCATACTCTGTATCCAAATTCCACGTCACAATATCATGATAAATAATACTAACATCGTTACCAGACTCTCTACCTTTATCAAACAAGAGATCCTCAGTTCGCTTACTCACACAGTAATCCTTTTTGTCAACAATATCAATAATACAATTATTACATCTTTTGTATAGCAGCTCGACAAAATGACTACCAATAAAACCTAGACCTCCGGTGACGAGTATTTTTTTATTTTCCATTTTCTAATAGTCTGCGAATAGATTGTTCTTCTGTAGGTAAAACAATACCAGTAACTTGCTGGGTATATGACGGGTCTAATACACAATTTGATCGGCCGCATTTCGTACTCTTGTAGAGTTCTTCTAGACTAATCCACTTCCAGTGAGGGTTCCAAAAACCATACTCATCTAACAAATCAGTAATTTGCTTTGTACTCAATGGATTGGGGTTGACAACATTAAAGTTACCTGGATTTAGTTTTTCTCTTTTATCAACGTTAATAAACTTATAGGTGAACTCCAGTAAATCATTTATAACAGTCTTAGAATTGAGAAAATCAATTAGATTGTTATACTTAAGTATCTTAGTTAAATAATTTTTACTTTCATTTAAGTTACCCGTGATTGGCATTCTAATACGAAAGTTGAATACATTATCAAATTGTTTGAAACTTAGTTCACAAGCATGTTTGGTTTTACTGTACCAGCTACTATTATCGGCATACAAACCAAAATTAGGGACACATTCTTCTGTGTACTCCCCTTCGTATCCTGTATAAATACATCCTGAGCTGATATTGATTAACTTTGCATTATATTTAGCGCATAGACTCGCAAGAATAGTAGGAAAAGTAACATTCAAATACCATGTATCTTCTTTGTTATCTTCGCAACCATCTACATTCGGGCTACCAGTATAACCAACACAATTGATAACATAATCCGTGTTACTAGTAGCTAATTTATTCTCTATAACATTTATACCAACTTGATGATCGAAATATTTCAATCCATGAAGGTGATATACTTCTGAATTTGAATGATTATTAGCAATAAAATGATTTACCATTTTACTACCGACAAATCCATTACCAATAATAAGTACGTTATTCTTCATTATTACTATTAATATCTTTTAACATTTCTTGTGGGTTGAATCTTATATTTGAAAATTTATTCATTAGGTTTTCCAGAGAATCAAAATCCTGCTCGGTTTTACCGTTAATCATAAATACACTACCTTCATCGTTATCATAGCCTACTAGAAAGTATGCTTTTAAATATTCACCAAGATAGTTTTGTACAATATCCAGATTAACATTACTTTTCTTCTCCATTGCGTTGAGAAGCTCGTTTAGTTCACTTTTTTTGACCATCTTCTGTAGGGGTAATTTCTCTCTCTATTAGGTGGGTGATGATGACCTCCATACTATCGGTTTTTAACTGAAAGTTTTTGGGGAAGAGGTTACCACCATCGTTAAACTCGAACATTAAATCATTATTAAAATCTTTATTAAAAAAACAGGTAATGAATACTGATTGTATACCGGGATTGACTATAATTGTCCATCTTCTCGGATCAGATTGACCATAATTATTAAATATCCTATAAGAGTAATAACCATTATCTCTTAATCGTTTTAAAAAATAACCACAGGTAGTTACCTTATTTTTCATTAACCTTTATGACTTGATACAACGTAATTAAGAACAGCGCTTTCTACATCACATCGTATATTAACAATTTTGAATTTACTATTAATATATACATGCGCTTTTTCAAAATTCAAGGAATTGATCATCCTAAATAACTCAAGATTGAGAATAATAGTATCCTTACTTACATCTTGTCCGTCAAATTTTTCACTAATTACAGATGTAAAAATATCGGTGTTTTGAAGTTTTTTATCGCATAGATCTCCATATACTAAATTATTATCTGTATATAGATAAAGCTTACTTGATTCTGTCAAAAGAGGTAGAGTTTTGAGTACTCGTTTTAAGTCGTCCTTTGTTAGTTCGAACTTAGTATCATATGAATCTTCTTGTTGTTTAAGATGATTGAACACATGGGTATTATCCTTTTTGATTGACCTATCAAATAGAAAGTATTTAAACTTGAAGTTCTTATTGCGATACTTGATATAATTACCTTCTATATCAAGACCTAGTTCATCATTATCTGAACACTGTAAAGCTTTGATTAGTTTATTCGCATCAGGAAGTACAAAGTTTTGCAAATCTTTATCACTAATCTTGCACTTGAAGCGTGCAAAAAGAAAAACGTCAGATCCTCTATCTACAAAGCAAGAAAGTTGTTCATCATCTACCTTTACATCTGGAGTATTATCTATTTTTGAAATAGGAGATAAAAACCCTCTAATAAAATTACGCTTGCTCGGAATCAGTATTTTCATTTGTATCGTTAAGTTTAATTCTAATGTTAATCTCTTTCGCGTTTTTTACAACTCTTTTTTCTATTAGATTGAAAAACCTATCGATCTTTTTTTCCATACTAGACATTTTATCAAGAAATTGGTTTAATTGTTCTTGACTAATACCCGATGGTATAGTAACTGGAGCAGTATTTACTTGCTGAGTCTGATTGTTATTTACAGGTACAGGTACAGGAATTGGCGCTGGAGCTCCAGAAGGCTGAGGTTGGATATTTTTATTATAGATATCTTGATTGAGAGGGACTTTCTGCATTGTATCTGTTTCAGATACAATATTTTTATTTAGCTTATATGCCTCCCTATTTAATTCGTGTATAAATCCTTTAACTGGGTCCATTTTTTTGAAAAAATTAATGAGGCGACCCATTACTGAGTCGCCATTGTTAATTATTTTAGAGATCCATTGATGCAAGAAGATCTTTGACTTTCGCGTCTTCATCGTCTCCTCCTGATTTAGAGCTATAATCTAAATCATCATCGTCATCATCTTCTTGAGCGACCGCTACTGGCTTAGGGGCTGATACTTTTGGTTGTACATAATCATCTTGATTATCCGGGGCATCATCTGGGTCAGAACAATAAAAATGCTCATTTAGCATATCTTTGAGTTCATCATAGCTCTTGACTGTAAATACAGACTCGAGATCATAGATATTATTATATACCCCATTCATCGCTTCATCATTTACCAGGCCCGGAATTGCCTTGGGAGATTCAAATCGAGAGCTAACATATGTCGGATAGCCGCCTTGCTCTTCAATTTTAATCTTAAGACTGCACCCGTCACTTGAAAGATCAAAAACTCGATGACCAAACTCATCAGCGTCTTCACCTTCAATAGCGCTCATAATAATTTTATGAAGCTGTTTACCAAATCGAAGAATTTTAACTTGACCATTATTTTCTCCATTAGTTGGATCGTTAATCATATAGACGTTAATCAACCAATTTTCTCGGCGAGTCAAAAGCCTTGAATCTTCTTTTTCTTGTTCTGTGCCATTCTTAGATAGCTTGAACTTTGCTTCATCAATCGGGTCTCTTTCTCCCCACGTACTAGGGCTGATAGCACTAACGTATTGACCAGTTGCAAGGCTATTCCAACCATGAGAATAGTAGTGA